AATTGTAAATGGTTTTATCGGCATACGTGTTTAATTCATCAAGTGCATTATTGACTTGCTCAAGATTGGTTCCTTCATGACGAGTATTAGACAAGATTGTCTGAATTGCGCCGATTTGTGTTTCATACTCAGAAAAACCGCCCTTGACGGGATCTATAGTAAACGCACTTGCTACACGTTTACCTGTTTCCACAGCAGCGTTCGTGATATTTGCCAAAGCGGTGGTTGCAATAATTTGCATGCTATTAAAACGAACGCCTATTTCGTCAACAGCTCTTGACATACCAGAAAAATTAACTTTTTTACTAGCAGATTCGACAGCTGCTAGTCCTTTTGTAGCACCCTTAAAAGTAAGTGCCTGTTTCAATTTCTCAAGTGTCGACATGGATGTTTTGACATTACGTTCAAAATTAGCATTGTCGAATTGCATTGAAACTACACGATCATCAATTTCTCTACTCAAAGCTTAGTCACCTCCGTCCATGCCGCCTCTGCCAATTCATCGAAAACTGGCTGGATCGCCGGATTGATATAATCGCGACCTTCTACCCAACCGCCTGTACCGGTACCATGACCATATTGCAATATAATCGCAATATAGACACCTTTATTTTGACTAGAATTAAGAAAATTTATCCTAACTCCGCCATTACCGCGTTCGACAGTATACGACCAAGACGATGCGGTAACACCGCTATCAACCGGAGTGGCAGATGAAAGAGCATTAACTCCTTTAGAACCATACTTTTCTGCAATTTTGATCATCCCAGCTTCACGAAGTTTTTTAAAATACTTAGTGGCTTTCGAATAATCTCCTTTAGAAGTAAGCCGTATCATCTGCCACCTCCCTTTTAACCGCTGGTATTGTATTTCTTTCTTCGAGCAGCGTTTAAGCGACTATTACGCCTTGCGATAGCAGCCTTATTCATCTTCTTAGGAGGAGTATTTTTAATTTCACAAACATGTATCAAAGCAAGCAAACGATTCAAGTGCCATCGTTCACATTCAAAAGGAATTCTCAAACTAATCATATAATAATATAAAAGTTCGGATGTCGTAACATCTCTTAAACGAGAATCAGATCCGTCTTCTTTCATAGACTTTGGTATATAAACCGCTGTCATAGGTTCGTTAATATAGTCGATAATATCGTTAATATTGTCTGATGTCAAACGATCGACAATATGCGGATCTACTTGATTCACAATCATGCATCTAAAATAGTCAAGAGTCTCTTCCGGAGTACGTTCTTTTTTAGTTAAAAAAGCCCTATGCCATTTGCTCTCCCATTTGGATATAGATATAAGAGAATGCTCCATACGAAGGGCTGTTTCTTTAGTATATAAAAACGTATTTGTCTCTTCGTCATAATACTCTTGAGCAGGGATCACTATGTCCAGCACGTTAATCCCTCCAAACCGTTGTTACTTCTTATCGATAGCCGCGAATGACTTCTGACGATTCAAATCGATTTCCTGAGGAATAATTCCCTTTGCAAAATTAGCAGCGGCATTCTCGTCCGTAAAGAATTCGGTAAACATCTGATCAAATGCTGCCGAGTTAAGAAAATCCTCAACAACCTGATCATTTTTAACAAAATGCTTACCGTCGTCAGACTTAACGCCATAGCTCATCTTAATGAGATCCGTGAAAATCTTCATGAGCTGCGTATTATCCTTCGAATCGATAATACGCTGAAGCATCGCCGTATAACCGCCCGGGGTAGACGACTCGAGCATAATCAACTCGGACTTGCTAAGATTGAAATAAAAATCCTCAGTACGCTCCTGACCGTTATAATCGGTATAGGTAATCTTCTTCTTAAACATTGATGTGCTCCCTTCTGCACCATTTTGACTTTTTAAAAGCGGGGCCAGCCTAACTGAATACCCCGCTTATTTCGATTAATTACTCCTCGCCGATAAAAGCGATAATCTCAGTAGGAGTCGGGAGATACGGGGTCTCAGCCACATTCGTGGTAGAAACGTTGGTTCCGTACAGAGCGTCCTCGATCTTCTGAAGAACGGCCGGAGTGGTGGTACGAGAGTCGATGGTAAGGCACGCCGTAGCCTTCATACCAGGAACCACGATAGCTGTGGTCGTGAACTCCCAAGAGAAGGTAACCGCCGCAGGAGAATCAGACACGGTTGCATACGCCTTCTCAGAAGGAGAAGCAAGGCAACCATAAAGAAGATGAAGCTTGTAACCATGTTCGGTAGACTCGGTATCGTTGCCGATAAGAGTACGATAAGACATACCGAACGTCGAACGACCCTGCTGGCCAACAAGAATGCCGGTACCCTGCGCACTAATCTGAGCAAAACCGTCACACGCCATAAACGCATCGGGATAAGTGTACGCCTCGATAGTTCCACCGAACTCCTCGGCGGAAATCAGGTTTGCATACTTAAGATTGTCAGCCCAAAGAGCAGTGGCCTCTGCGCCAGAAGGGGACTCCGTTACCGCAGTCAGACCATTCCAAGCAACACCGTTCTGATACTTACTCGCATCAGAATCGTAAACATAAAGAACACCGTGGTCAACACCGGTCTCATAAAAACGCTTCCCGGTATCATCCCAGGTAATGGGCGTAAGAGCCATGATAAAACCTCCTAAATATAAATGGTGAATACATAATGGTTAAGATTTTCAGCGGTATAAAATCGATCCATACTGCACATCGGTAACGATGCTATCTTAGCCACGTATTCGTTATCCGGATTCGGATCGATTAATATTAATTGATACGCCGGGTTTTGCAAAAAAGGAAGATTATCACCATGACCGTTTTCAATATCGTAAAGCGAATAACGAATACACGGATATCGCATCTTTACGTTTTCGTTCGGTTGGAAATAAACATTACCAGTACCCAGAATATCACGCAAAGTCTTGTCAAGCTCTAATCTAGTGCGCATTATACACACCTCCAAGAGTAAGAATAAGACGTGGAAATTCCACATCGACACTGGTAATTTTCCATTTAGTTCCCATATAGGTTGCGTATCGCATGGCGTGAAAATTTTCACAAGCGTATGGATCGGCAAGAATGCTAATCTGATTAGTTATGGTTATATCGTCATTAACCTTATCACCAGTTTGAAGACGTCGATTGTTGCTGATGACATCCCCATAATACTGCATCTTTTTAACAATCTTCTCTGTCCAAACGCTGGGCGCGGTTTCGACTGTTTCACCATATCCAATCTCGCCATACCATTTTGCCATGAAACATCACTCCATTTTGACCTTTTATGCCTTAGCAGCAGTCACCGTGTAAGTACCGGCAGACGTCGCCTTGGTATCGGTGATCGTAAGGGTACCCTCGTCCTCCTTAAAGGAAGCGACACCATAGTAAGTATCGGTGACGAAGATACGAACGATACCCTTCATGCAAGCGTTGAGGGCAAAGTCGTGGTCGACCTCGACGGTATGCTCGGCATCAAGATAGAGCTTCGAAGTGTCGCCGTAAAGAACCACACCGAGGACGTACTTCTCCTCAGCATCGGCATAAATGTACTCGGGATTCATGTAATCCTCCTCTATTACTCAAACTCAAGCGTAAGATTCTTGAGACTATACGTTCGCGTCTCGGTCTCGCTGCCCTTCTTGACTGTAACCTTTACAGATTGACGATCTTCGTCGGCGATAAGAAGAACAATATTCTTATCGTCGTCGAGCGTTACCGGACCCTTGGTTCCACCAACAACCTCGACGGTGATAACAGAATCCTCGGGAGCATCTACTTTAAGAGCGAGATAATTACCGGACTGCTGCTCAGGAAGAGAACTAAACTCGGTATAATCCTCAACATAGTGCAGTGTACCAGAAATATCATTGCCATCGATAACAACGTCAGACTGAAGCGTATTCACAGTCTTTCCAAACAACGTCGCTTCGCCGTCTTCGGGCTTAACGGTGAAGCTTACGCTTTTGGGACCGACTCAATAGCGATAGCGGAATAAGGCTTGATCAGAGCACCGGAGCAACGGGTCTCGATCAGGTACTTCTGCTGGTTATAGTCGATGTCAAAATCATCGAACATGTTCACTGCGCCACCACGGTCCGCACCGATATTGTAATCAGCCGGATTCGTGATGATGCCCATGAGGGTGCGAGTCTTACCATCAACCGTTCGGGTC